TTTTTACTATCGTAGAGTTTCTCTGGCCTTGCAGACATTGTTACTCCCTTGTTACATCGGGAATTACCTGACCATTTATGGTCTTAAGACTATTGAGCCTTGCAAGTCACGCTACCTGACTACTAGAACAGTACCAAAGGTACTAGACTACTAAAGGTATGCTTGGCATATGGGGAAGGCATGATTGGAAATGGAGAGTCAATGGTGCTGGAGCCGGCTCCTCAAATGCAAAAAAATGTACCCCATACAACCCACACCACCAAACCGAGGTGACTATCATCGAGGGTGCAAAAGGGTGCAATTTACGATGCAAAAAAAGCGGAACAACACAAATGTATCATTCCGCAAATTTCCTTACTCGTGCACTCCTTCTATTATCTTGCAATCAAAACGCAAGAATTCATCTTGCGTAGCAGAATCCCTGATTATTAGTTCCAAACTCGACAAGTCGATTTCTACTTCCATGTCATTTATCGACAATCCGATCCTGTCAGCATCTTGAGGAATTATTTTGTAATCCTCCGAGTCCATTTCGGGGCCTGTCCAAAAAGTTCTTGCTCTCATTTTTATCCTTTCACGCCCTCAGGTGAGGGCGTTTTGTTGTTGGTTATTACTTCTTAATGATTCTAGTTGGTTTTTTTGACAACTCTGCAAGTTGTCTTTCCAACTCTTCTATCCTTGCGTCCTTCTCAGCAAGTTTATTTACAGCAGGTTTTGAAACAGGTTTTGCTTTTGGTGCGTTTGCGCTCGCAAGTGCACCTGTTAAAGCGGATTCAATGTCAGGAAACAGATCCCAAAGTGAACGGAGTGTCAACCTTGCAGTATTTTTCCCATCAGAAAGTTCCGCACGAAAATATCTCCAACCGGTTGCACTCTTTGCAGACTTTCCAAGATGTGTCTTGTGGGCCTTCTCTGCTTCTTCCAACGAAGTATATTCCTTTTTATTAAAGTAAAGTATTACCCTATTAGTTTTGAAGAATGTCGGTCGCTTTGCTACCTCACCTACTGCATCTTTCTCGCCAGACACATACAACTTGCAACCCTCCATTAAACCGATGCACTCAAAAGAGAAACTAGGTCTACCCTTCTTCCCTGCATCCTCACGCTCTTTTGCGAATTGGCGAACCATAGCAAGGTTAATTTGTGTGGTATCTACTGTCATTTTCTTATCCTTTAAAGGAAGTTATTTTGCAGCAAATTTGCTGCGCATCCGATGCTAGTTTACGCTCAGTCCATTGAACGTACTAATAATTTAATGCGATCAAATTTTATATCAAGTTATTTTTTCAATTATTTTCATTTTTTTTTGCATTACTTTGCACCATCAAATAATTTTAAATGTATCGGTTTGCAATGAAAACTAATTTCAATTGTATCCTATTGTCTAAACTATCAGATAGTAGAATTGTAAACTGTAATTGATACAAAAAGATGCAAATAATGCTAAACGTGCTCAAACCACTAATCGGTGCTTTACTTACAATTCGGTGCTTTAAACCCTAATAGGTGCTCTGAACCCTAATTGGTGCTTTAAACCCTATTCCGTGCTTCCCTGATAAATAGGTGCTTTACTTACAATTCGGTGCTTAAGAACCCCATTGGTGCTTAAGTTGTAAAACGGTGCTTTAAACCCCATTCGGTGCTTAAACCCCAAATAGGTGCTTTAGTTGCAATTCGTTGCTCAAGTGGTGATTAACCACTTTAGTTGCGAATCGGTGCTTTAGTGGTGATTAGGTGCTTTAGTTGCAAATCGGTGCTTTGGACGTGATCGGAGTTTCGTGCCTGTTGCACGGGCATCCCATGATAGTCTCGGTGACTCGGTACTAACGGCATGACCCTTTGACGGAAAGTCAAGGTGACCATATAAAGGCAAACTCCCTTTGACGGAAGTAAGTTGGGTAGTCATCCCATGATAGTCACCATGACTCATACTAAGGGCATGACGCTTTGACGGATACCGGAGCATGGTCTCATGACCAAATGGTCACAGTGACGGATCTGAGCACTCTGAGAGGCATGTAGGGTTGACTGCAGTCTAATGGTCTAGGGGTATGACGGCACAGGCAGGGTGACTATGTAAATGGTCTTAAGGTGTGACGGCATGGGGATGTATCTATCTGTATCTTCGGTCAGGGTGACGGTCAGAGGGTGCAGTATGGTGCAGTCATTAGACGGATGTACAGGGATGTACCGCATGGTCAGGTTGACTGTTAAGGATACAAGTGGAGTGGTCAGGGAGACTGTCGAGACCAGTACCAAGGGTACTAGACTACAGTATACAGGTTGGAGCGGTCACACAAATAACTTCGATACACTTAGTACAGTCTAGGGTGACGTAAGGGATGCAAGCACCCACATTTTCAAATTCTCAATAATTCATGCCTTCACGGGGATTTCAATCTCAGGGGATAGGAAGATAAGGGTAGAGACGGTAAAACCGTGTGGTGGCGATTCTGAGCACTCACAGAGGGATGTGGAGGAAAGAGGAAGAAGGGGGTGCCGCGGAACTGGGGGATGATGGAGATAGGAGCCAACTTAGCATTGCGAGTCACTCGGTTTTGAAAAGGGTAGTGAAAGAGAGAAAAGCCTACTCCCACCCCATTCACAAAGTTTACTTTCATAAAGTCACCCCATTCAAAGCCATTGCTCACCGAACCCTAGTAGGGCTACCAAAGGGTAGTGAAGTCTGCATTAGCCTAACCTCTGGTTAGTCTTCTCTTAGAATTAAACTTTAATCCCTTAGTCATAGGATGCGTTAGCCTAACCTTTGGTTAGTAGAGAAGTTCTCGCTAAGTAGTGCTTAGTACTAAGCATAGCTTACTAAGCGTTTAGTTAATAATACAGAGACTATAGTCTCTATAAGAAGAGAATAAGCATTGCTTATATTATACTTATTTTCAAGCTCTGTGCCACAGGAGAAGAAAGTGCGTTAGCCCAACCTCTGGTTGGTTTAAATAGTCATCTAGATTTCAGTTGCAATGAGCACCCCTGACGGAGGTATAATAATAGTGGTACAAAAAGTACCAAGTGCGAGAGCACCCTTCAGAAACTTCAGCGAGAAAGCATATGTTCGCATTTGAACTATACGAGAGCACCCTTACGGAAACAGATAGCGAAGGCAACCCATTGGGACACGGCAAAGTGTCAGAAGAGAAAATAGTAGCCTGGAAAATTGAAAGTGAGGAGCAGTTGCTCAGGACAGTGGAGTGGGCTTCAGGATACCGACTAGAGTTCAAGATTTATGACTACGAAACTGGGGATGTAATCACTGCAGAGTGGTTGCAGAACTAGCCTTACTATCATGCGCTAGCCTAACCCTTCTGGGTTTAAAAAAGTTTTCAAGTCATTGATATTTTTGTTGCATTCGTCAAGGGTGACCCTTGTATAATAATAGTGGGACAAATTCCCACAGAGGCGGCATTGCCGCTAATATCAACACAATATCAGAGGCAAATATGTTTGAGTTTTCAGTTCCCCAGCATGTGCTGGATAAGGTTGTCGAGGAGTATCTCGGCAACGAGTTGGATAACGAGTTGGAGGAGGTGCAGTGCCTTCTTCAGGAAATTAACCATTCTAGTCAGGAGACGGAAGATGTTGAATGAGTCACAGATCAGAAAGTTTGTTGAAGAGGCACTTCGCAACGTAGCACTGAATGCCCACGATTTTACACAGTGGTGGTATGCCTACATTGAGGAGGTGGACGAGGAGGGCAACTCCTTGTGGATAAACTCCTTCTCACAGGCATTACCTGTGTTGAACCACACCCTTGCAGTTGCCTATCTGGTGAACAGATGGGGAGAAGGCATGGGTGCCATGAGAGAGGAGGGTGTCATTGCCCTCTACAAGTTTATCAAGGAGCACGAAGAGGTGTTCTTTCCAGATGCCGCTCATCAGCGGTTGAAGGAACTTGCTTAACAATAACCATAACAAGCTAAAGGAGGTATGTGAGTAACATTGCTTATTTCCTCATCCACGAAGGCTCTTGTGACTCCGACTTTGCACAGCGGGAGCTTGAATACCCAGAGTTTCTGGAGTGGTCACGCTACGTTGAGGATTGGGGAGTCAACAGGGACTTTGGGATGGGAGTCACTACTCTGGAAGGAGTGGTTAACGGTCACCCTCATGGAGAGGGTGCATTGATTGAAATGCGAGTCCAGTACTTGCCAGAAACAGAAGAGGTTCTATGACTACTAAAAGAAGAGGAAGACCACTGAAGGGACAGGAGAGAATGAGCACCAGGATGGGGTTCAGAATACAAAACACGATGCTTAAAGACATCCTCGAAATTTGCGAGGACGAAGGCATCACCCGAAGCGACTTCATAACCAGGGCATTGGAAAAGGAAGTTTCCCGATGTTTGACCAACTACATGGAGCAAGGGATCGGTAATTCCATAGTTGACTCCTACATTCGTAGGAGGATTAAGTAACTGAAGTCACACCCATTTTTGTTGCATTCGGCACCGCTGCCGAGTGTATAATAATAGTAGGAGAAAAGAGGCGGCATTAGCCGCCACTCCTGTTTTCAAACCAACGGCATTAGCCGTAATAACCGAAAAGGTCATATGACGAAAGAAGAAGGACAGAAGGCAGTAGCCTTGTACAAGAACGACATTCAGGAAAGAGCAAAAGCCCTTATCGAAGAACTAAAGTGTGACTTCGCCACCGGAGATACGGGTGGGTATGTGCTCAATACTGTAACTTGGATGGGTTATGCCCATGAGAGAGGTTGTTTGAGCCGGAACATGAGAATTTTCTTAGTGTATTGCTCAGAGGTTCACGAATTTCTCGCAAATGCGCCTGAACAGCGAGTGGAGTGGGTTGCCTCTCTCATTGAGGAAGGAGAAGAAGAGACCCTGAGAAAAGGTTGCCAAGAGTTCAGGGAGTTCAGAGGAGTCGGCATTCCCTACCAACACACCACGAACTTGGATGAATATCCAAGCCTTTGGTTTGCGTGTCGCTAACAACAACAACATTGCCCCCTTCGGGGGGTTTCAATGGAGTCATCTTATGAAAGAAGAACATCGGTTGATGCTCGCTGCAGCAGAAAGCGAGAAGGGCATCTTGGAAAGAGAACTGGAAGAGCACCCTCACGACAAGGAAGAGAGGCAATGGAAAATATCTCGCATCAGCGAGTGTCAGTGCTTCATCTTCAAAATCAAAAGTCTCTACTCCCGCAAAAACACCTATGGGCTAAAACCTGTAACGTCCGTAAAGTTACGGAGTGCCTGGGATGCGATGGAGCGTCATAAGATTTACAAGTACAAAGTAAAGCCGAGGTAACAAGTGCTCTTCGTCACTGGCCCCAAGGGGCCTTTGCCAAAGTGGATTTGTTTGTGTGCTTTGCCGACTATCATTGCCTGTGCCAACGACAACTCATGACGGTATCTACAAGACTACATTGTACTCTTGACTGGATAGGTATGCCCTGTGAGAAGAGATGATCGAACGCTAAATGGAACATACCTTTGACGCAAAATGAAAATACCTTTGACGGCACTGTCAGAAAAACTTATGAAACGTACCTTTGACGGCATGAGAACTATTTTAAATAGTCATACACTTTTCTATTGCATAAGTCACCCCTGCCTTGATATAATTAAAATGTGGATAAAACCACGAATAACAACTATGCCCAGGAGGTCATATGGAATTACCAAGTTTGAACAGGCAACTGTTCAGTTCATCCGATGCAGATGAGCTTCAACAAGTTGTCCGGCTTTCTCAAGGGTTGAGAGAGCGTCTCCACTGGAATCCAAAAGATTCCTTTGCCGCTGAAGAACTACAGAGAGTCACACTCCGAGAGAACCAACTCAAAAGGAGATTGGGATATGTGTGACTACCTACTATTCAAACTAAAGCCTCTGCAAATAGTTGCCTACTTCGGTTCCTTCCATGAGGCTCTTGCGACTCGCAAGATGCTTGATGAAAAGTACGAGAAAGGCACATACCTCGTAATGTCCAAACGTGAGGCTCTCCAACAATTCCCAGAACTAACACAAGAGGTGAAGCATGTCTGAAAAGACAATATTCCAGAGCACCATCGGTAGCGTGTTCGCAAATATCTATGACGTTGTGGATGGATCGTTAGTAACCAAGGAGCAGATGACCTTCTCTCCAAAAACAGAAGATGACTGTGTAAACATCCATATTGAGGAGCTCAAGGGGTTTCTCCTCACAGGAGTCATCAAGTTTGAGAAACAGGTAAGTCTCCAGTTTGAAAACCAAGAAACCAAACAATGGGCAATAATTGAACTATGAAAAACTTTGACGGATGGAACCAGAGGAGAGCACTCGTTACACCAATGCAACTTCTCTACATAGCCTGGACAAAATTCAAGCTTGAGGAAATGGACTTCCTTGAGTTCAAGGATCGGGTCAAGTGTATCGAAGGAACCAAGAACTGGGTCACCAGATTTGAAGTACCAGAGAAAGCACTGTCCCGTTTTCGTACCTTTGGTGTCCTAGACCCAGAGGCAAACAGCGAGTTCTTGAAACTCCATCTGGAGGGCAAGTTCCGCAATATCCATAAATACGGCATCGACACCTTTCTTCCAAAGAAAGAGAGTGCCACAGAATAGGAGATATAGTGATCACCAACCTAGTCCTTCTCAACACCTTTAGCCCAAATATGCTAGGGAGAAGAGAGACTGCAATTAACTGGCAACCAGTTACGTTGAACTATCTTGCTCGACTACTGGAGTCCACCAGTGGGTCACACACTTCTCATATTTCTCAGAATGCAATATGCCGCATCCTCTGGGATAAGGTCATCAGTGTGAGTCCTTGGTTAAAAGAAGAGTTGCTCATCAGAGCGAGTAAGGCTCCTTACTTCGTATCGACAACAGATACGATCATACAAATTCAGTATGTGGGGCCAACAATAGAAAGCAATGACGTATCTCTCCCCAAGGGAGGGGCACTTCATTTCTGGGAAATGGTTCCCATGATCAAGATGTCTTCTTTTCAGGACAAGGAAGGCACAACCTACTCAACCTACGAACTATAAAGGCAAATATGCTTACGAAGAAAGAACTCAAATCTATCAAGAAACAGGCAAAATCCCTACGCAATGATAAATCAGAGGATATGCTTGAAAACTTCATTGGCCCTGCACTGATGGGTGCTCGCTTTGGAATGTTCATTTATTTCCAGACCATGATCCACAGTAAAACCTCACAGAAGGCAAGAGAGATCATTGCAGAAAGCGATGAACATCCTTTTGATGCCGAGGACTTGGAATTGGTTCCTGATGGAGAAGTGCTCAGTTTGATTCAGGATTGCAGTGAGTCACTGCACAACCAAATCGGTGAATGGATCGTTGACCAGTTTGCAGCAGATGAAAACATGAGAAAGGCTTGTGGTGTCATTGCAGCGCAATTGGATGAGGATGACGAATCCGCAAGGAAAATGTTTGTCAGCGCAGTCATGGGTGTGAACGAGAGAATCAGATCCAAGGATGAGACCGAAGCTTTATCAGAATCCATTAACTAAGAGGCAACTATGGAAGAGAAGAAAACAAAGAAGATGAAGCTCACTCCAGAAGAACTGGAGTATATATTGCTTCAAGTAACCCGCTATGGGGCATTCATGCACTGGATTTTCGCAAACAAGAGTGCTCTCAGATCAAAGTTCGGAATAGAAGGAAGTGGCACTGTGAAATTCGACAGAGTTACTGCACCAGCAGTGATCGAGGACTTTCTTCGGGAAGAAAGCACACTCAGTTTCCTTGGAGCGATGGACAAGTGTCATGACGAGAACTGCATCTGGGATCAAACCCATGCTTTCAATATCCTTGCTAGTGCTCCTCTTGATAAGTTGAGCAAGGAAGGATGATGACTATGTGTGTCCAGTATTCTTCAGTCTCTAATCCGAAGCGATTAGGCTACGATTGTCTTTTTAGTAAAGCGATAGGGCTTGAACCAATGACAAAAGTCAGAAAGATGCCCGACACACATAGCGTTACCGTGACCGGCAGTTCAGTGTTCTTGGGCAAGTTGTATCATTCAACTGTAGTCTTGCAAGACACCCAATTGTTGGTCACATGTAACATAATTAAATTTTTATTGCTATCCTGTGTATGCCTCGTTATAATAAATAATGTGGGAAAGAACCCACGAAACACCACTTGCCAACAAGAGGTCATATGGCGAAACCACTAGAAAAGAGAGATGCCCCTTGGTTGAAGAAACGACCCAGAGGTGCAAGTCTCGCAGTTGTTCCCAAGGTGGAAGCGGCTCCAGTGGAAGTCCCCACTACGTTGCCAGATCCCCCTGCGGAAATTAGGGTAGAGATGCCCTTACAGGAAGCGGTAGAGGTTGTTAGCCCTGCTATCATCCCCAAGCCCGCTAAACCCAAAACAACAAGGGTAAGACCAGGCCGAAGGCCGGACTATACCCATGCTCTCATTGGGTTGAATATCGGGGATCGTCTCATCTTTCACAAAAGTCCTTCCATTGAGGCCACTGTTGCCGATGATAAGAATGGAATGGAACTGAACGGCACAACCTACAACGGAATCGACTACGCTGCACAGGAAGCCTACAAAATCGCTGGGATTCAACCACCGAAGAAGGTCAACGGACTTGCAGATTGGAGGGATTCCACAGGTGTCCGTCTCAGGGAGTTGTACCACCAAGTTCCTCCGTTGCCTCCCACGATAACGGTATCATGACGAGATACGGACGAATTCTCTTTGTGCTCGTTGTTTCTGACAACAAGGGCATTACGAACCTGTTAATTCTGAGTTCAGAAGAACAGGCAACAAACGCTGCACTCTTAATGATAAGAGAAAAAGCGGCTTACTGGGGATTGTCCCCATCCATTGCCGATGAACCGCATGTTGTGGAGCGTTGGCACCAACTAACTGGAGGAAAGGAGAAAATCCAAATCTTTCAGTCACCTACCAATGAAGAGGAATAATGACCAAGAATACTATCTCTATCCCTGTGATCGATCCAAACTTCGTACTGGAAGCGTCACGCAAGAAACTTCTCAATGCAATCCTGAACATCCCACAAGGGAGCCTCAAGAATATCTTGCTCGTTGGCCCTACGGGTTGTGGTAAGACGGACTTGGCCTGTTGGGTTGCCGCCAATAACAACCGACCTTTCTACACGGCAATCGTGGGACAGTGCATCGAACCACTGGACTTGCTTGGTTCCAAGGGTGTTGCAGATGGGGCAACCTTCTTCAAGGAGAGTCGGTTTGTGGAGGCCATTGAGACCGATAACGCTGTTATCTGTTTAGATGAGATCAACCGCTGCACACCAAACATTCTCAACTTGCTCATCCCATTACTTGACCATCGTGGTGAGGTTTATGTGGAAGAGCTTAGTAGGACTGTGAAGGTTGCAGAGGGTGTGTGCTTCATTGCTACTGCAAACATCGGGTCACAGTTCACAGGTACTTATCGTTTCGATGAGGCCATTGTGAGCCGTTTCACCTACCGCTTTGAGGTGACTTTTCTTGAGGAGGACGATGAGGCCCGTATGCTTGCAAAACGCTGTGGTATCAGCGATGAGGACTCCACGTTGCTTGCTAGGGTTGCAAGTACCCTTCGTGCCAAAACCCACGGGTTTGGTGGGACTCTCTCAAGACTGGTTTCTACTCGACAACTCATTGCTACGGCATCACTGATGAACACAGGGATTTCCATTGTGGAGGCTCTGGATGCGACAGTGGTTCCTTCCTTTGATGCCGAGGGTGGGACAGACAGCGAGAGGGCACAAGTCCTTCAATCCATTCAATTGATATGTGGGTAAGCCCGCTATCATCCCTTTGCCCAACCACTCGTTGGGCATTCTTCCTCATTCTTTCTCAGGAGAGAGATGACTACGAAAAAACCAAAGTATGTCCCAGGGCAAACGATTCATCGGAATGAACCGACAGGCTCTGTATGGGACGACTTCAGTTCAGATATTTATGATGACGATATGTACAACCATGACGGGACTTTGAAACAAGGTTCCCTGTTTGATGACTCCTACGATTACGAAAAGAACTACGCCAGAGGTGGAGCCGCTTCTTCTTGGTGGCGTGGTAAGTTCAGCACCAGTTACGATTACAAACCTTCTTACCTTGATGCCGACAACCAAATGGCGATGTTGAACCATCGGCTCAGTAAGGAACTCAAGGAAATATCTCGTACCGTCAATGCTGTGCGGAATACCTTGGGTGCCAAAAATCGTGAGAAGAATCTGAAGGTTGCCTGGAGTGGGACGCAATTCGGTAGAAGTTATCGAAAGAGTGCCAACAACAGTACCAATCACCCAACGATTTATCTCTCACCCGATCCCTTGACGGACAAGGACAGGATAAAGCCTGATTGGACAGAGGATCAGAAACGTGACGCACTTATCGGAGAGGCTCTAACGCTTACTTCGATGAAACGGACAGTGCAACCCGTCAATGTGAAAAAGATCCAAGAAGTTGCCGTGGACGATGAGGTTATCCGAGACCTTCCGCTGATGGAACGCAGTGACCAGGAGAAAGCGAAACTCCGAACCATTGCCAGAGAAATGTGGAAGTCCTTGGAAACCTACAAAGCCCAGGGAGAACTGTTGCAGGACTATCGTGGGTGCCGACCTTACTTTGCGGCATACTTGGCCTTCTACAGCGACAAGGGCTACAAGGAGAAACTGGAGGAGGAACTCAATGGTGATCAGATGAACAGTATCAAGGCCGCAGCAGTCCTTGCTTGGAATCTGAACCATATGAATGTTCCTGCTGAACAGTTGTTGCCTCCCGAAGGGGATGTTGAGGACGTGATGCTTGAAGCGTTTGAGATAATTATGGATGCCGTAAATTATCGCTCTACCTTCCAACGCTGGGAGGCATCAGTTCAGGCCGCAGAGGTTCTTAGGCAACTGGATAAGGACGATGAGGAGGACATTGACCCCGAAAAGAAAGGTGAGGAGATAGGTGACGATTTGAAGGAATTCCTAATGGAACCAAGCAATGGGAACACCAACAACCTCTTTGGGGATGAGATCGAAAATCAGTCCGGTGCAACAGGCAAGGAAGAGGTCGAACAAGATGAAAGTATGGATTTGCAGGATGCCGAGAAAGCGTTCTCGGATTGCAGCACCCATACCGAATTCATCGAAATTACCAAGGAGTACTTGCTTGATGCAGAAAAATCCGTAGGCCACTACTACATGCATGCCGACTTGAATCCTCGCAGACACTTGAGCTATGAGGAACACAAACTTGTCGATGATAATGTGCTTGCTATTCCAGATAAGGATTGCCGTGAATGGGATGTCGTAATCCCTTGGGTACTTGCTCACTATCGTGAGAAGAACAAGCGGATGCTCAGAATCCTCAAGGATCAGTTGGAGCCAAATGCAAGGAGTATGGTGTTACCTGAGTATGGTATGCGATCCGGTAGGGTCACAGGTAATTCACTCTGGAAGGTTCCTACAAACTTGCCGGATAGCGACAGGGTATTCCACCGCAAGGTCTCGCAAGGAGATAGCAAGGAAGTAACCCTAGCAATGTTGATCGACTTTTCTGGTTCAATGGCTGGTGCTTCCTTACAGACAACCAAACGAATTGCACTACTTCTTCATGACCTTCTTCTCTCCTTCCCACAGGTAAGGCTAGAGTTGTATGGACACGAAGTATGTCATCAAAACACAGTCATGAAATTCGCATCCATTGAGGAGTTGTTCGCAAAGCCTGCTGGAGGTGGAACCAACGAAGGTACTGCACTTGCTCGTACTGGGTTGGAGTTCTTGAAGTCATCGTTCCGCAAGGATCGTAAACTGTTGCTTGTTGTCGGGGATGGTTGTTCCGGCTATGCAGAAATTGAGAAAGCGGTAACGATTATGAGCCGAACAGGGATTGAGTTGTACGACATCCTTATTGACGGAGACATGAAAACGGCAACGCAACTGTACGGACGAGGTAAGGTGGTCGGCATCTATTCTTACCTTGAAGGGTACGGAACTTCACAGGAAATGACCAATATGTTGAAAAGTGCAGGATACACAAAAGAGACCCCACAGGAGGTAATCCTTGAGGCTCAATTCCTTTCAATCCTCCGGCCTTGGTTGACCAAGGTTCTTCAACAGTTGCACGATATGGGCAGCATCTGAGGATTGTTTCTCGCACCCTACGGGGTGCTTAACTTATCTCTATAGGAGAACAAATGTCTGAGGCAACTACCGCTATCCCCGTAACCGAACAATTCTGGCAAGAGTTATCTTGGTTCATGGGAAAGGAGTTCATCACAACCAGTGACCTTACCAAAGCAGGAATCAGTTATGGCACTGCACGGAAAATTGTGAACGGAGAGCAACAGTCCAAAATCTGCAAAGAGTCTCATATGAGGATCTTCAAGAAGATTCTCCAAGACCCAGAAAAGTTCCGTCAAGGCCGACCAACCCACGCTGTGCAGTCATTGGAAGATTTGATGGCGATGAGCATGGGAGATGAATGAAACATACAAGTGCTTTGCCTTACTATCATTCTTGCCCATACACCATTGAGGTCATATGAAAACTACGGAAGACACGGAGAAGACGGTTCAGATGGAAGTCACGAAGGTTGGGGACAAGGTTCTTGATTTCTGTGCCGTTGTTATTTCCCATGTTCCATCAGAAGATGACGATTCTGAAGAGGACGCAGTAGGCTTATTTACTGTTTCCTTGTTTGGAGGGCTACCGGATAAGGAAGAATATGACGAGGAGAAACCTCCTGTGTCAGAAGTCCTTGCCCGTGCAGCCATCAGTGAACTACTCAAGAAACTTGAGGCCAAGCCTGAAGGTAATGAGTAATTTCTGACAACAGATGCCTCTCTTCGGAGAGGCTTTTGCATGGAGTTTCTATGGGGTCATACACCAATGTAGGTTTTTCAGGAAAGGATATTCCTAGACTGAAGGAATGTATCAAGCAAGCGGAGAAGGAAGAGAAACAAGATTTCAAATACCGTGACCTTGATTTTGACGTTCAATATGCCAAGTACCTTGTTGAGTATTTGGAAACTAGACTATCTAACTAACTAAGAGGCAATATGGGAAACCCAGTTTTACTTAAAAAGAATCGAGTCAATGTTACTTCCAGATTTGTTAGAGACATGATCTCTATCAGAGAGAGTAAGGGAATTAGTCAAAGTAGACTGTCCAAACTCACAGGTGTTCAACAAGGCTCTCTTTCTGCATTGGAAAATGGAAAAATAAAATCATTGACCAAAATTGGATACCTCTCCATCATGAATGCCCTTGGAATGAAAGATCCAGGCAAAGAAAGTCCAATAGTCTCGACCATCAAAAGAAGGTTGAATGAACAGGAGAGTAAGACCAAAAGTATTTTCAGCAGATTGCAGTCACCCAATAATATATGGGAAGAAGAAAGCAAAATGTTTGAGAGCATAGACCCTGTTCTCAATGAATCAGCAAAGGAGATCGAATTGAAAGAAGAGAACAAGATGACCAGAGAAGAGTTCCAGAAGGAAATGGAAGGCAAGGATACAGAGGAACTTCTAAGAAGGCTCAATAGTTTGCAAACCAAACTGGATGCAATTCAGAGCCTGGTTATTCTGATGATGAGCAACCTTCAAGATATCAAGAAACTGAATTGAAAGAGACCCAGATACAAAAGGCCGTGTTGGATTGGCTCCATTACAAAGGATACTTTGCAGTGAGGCTCAATAACATACCTACCCCTACGGCAAGTGGTGGATTTCGTCCTGTTGCAATGAAGGGGTTGCCTGATGCGCATGTCGATGTTGTTGTCGAAGGGATGCCGATTAGTGTCTGGGTTGAATTCAAAACAGAGAAGGGGAGACTCTCCCCTCATCAAAAATCCGTTATGGAGACCATTGGTCTTTATGGCGGGTTTTACTTTGTGATCCGATCCATTGACGAAATGGAACGGGCCATTGAAACCGTCACCCACGATGTTCGTGGGCGATTAACTGCAATGACTATCTCAGGAGAGAGAAATGAGTGATCAAAAGAGTAACTTGTGTGAAATCTTTGCCTTGTGGAAGAACACAAGCAAGAATGGGGACACCTACTTGAGCGGCACTATGGGGAATTCAAAGATTCTTGTGCTCAAGAATACAAGGAAGGAGGCAGATAACCAACCGGATTATCGTGTCTTTGTTGCCCCTAAGGATAATAATTCGGGAAACGACTAATTGATAGACGGACTCCCCTTGAAAAGAAAGAGCCTCCCTGGTTACGCAAGAAAGCAGTCTCTAAAGAACAGCAGGACTATCGCAATGAAGTCACCAATGTTCTCAACGATCAAAAATCCATCCTAAAGTAGCCTACCTTTCTGTGGCCCCCATTCGGGGGCACATTCCTTCTTCTATCCTACAGAGTCACTGGACTCTCTCTCCTTCTCCCAATCAACAGTTTTCTTCTTTATTCTGATCACCTTCTCTGGTTGACACTTCGCACAGCGGTTGAGCTTGTCAAACTGGATTCCCATGTAGCAGTTGGAGCCGATCCAACCACATTTGGAGCATGTTATTAACACCGTCATTGTGCCTCACATTCTCATAAAAGTAAGAAGGGTAGAGATCAACAACCAACCCCAAAGTCCCAGAAAAGGAAGGCTAATGATGAGAATGAAAAAAGCAAAAACTTGTGTAATCGACTCCATATGACCTCTTGAATAATTATTGAAATAAAGGCTCTACCTGAACCTCTAAATATAATTATATCAATGATATTAGCCTATTGGAAGGATTATTTATAATCTGGGCACGTTTTGGTTCCATTGAATTGGAGAGTTTCTGGCACTGATCACTTGTGTCTGTCTTACCTTGTAAATCCCTTGAGATGCCCTCTCCAGAATATTGTTTGTTACGAGTAGGGAGACTGCTTTCTTTACAGAGTTGTAGAAATAATTATGACCACTGGCATATCTCTTTGTCGCCTCCTCATCCGGCATCTTCAACTCCAACTGAACAAAATCACGGATCGTCTCTATGCTGAACAAGTCGTTCTTGTAGATAGGCAACATCCTCTCCTGAATCAGTTTGGCAATAGCCTTTGGGGTTTTCTTGCGATTGTCCGGTCTCTCAATTTGTATTTCTTCCAGAAGCACGTCCTTGGTGTCAAGGAATCGGAGCAACAGGCTCCTGCAAATTAGGTCATCTCTATTGTGCTCTAAGGCACCTTGACAGAAGTCTCTCATGATGCCAAACATCTCATAGACTGAATCTGGGCTTTGGAGTATGCCAATGTGTTGCCTTATGCAGTCAAGGGCATCTTGTTCATTGTGACGGAAAGTCATAGTGCCTCTGGTTTTCTCTGAAAAAATGATAGTACGGAAATTGCGTGACGGCTCTAGCGATGATAGTCCATAAGGACATACCTACCAGGTGACGCTAGATTCCAAATGCTGCAAGGGAGTGCTCAAAACGTCCACAGTCCTTCACAAGCGACAGCATCTGTTCTGCAATGGAGTGAATTTCTTTCTGTGCATGAGATGAGTTTCTGAGTTTCTGGAAGTGAATGAAGGATCTAAAGTTAAAGGTCATTACCCAACGAAGTTGGTGTGCATAGGGAAGAACGTATCGACTCATCTCCTTGGCTCTGGATCTTGGAATCCCATGATCATCCATGTAAATCAGTAATTCGTGATATTGCTCATGGAGTTCTCTAATCAGTTCTATCGTCCTCTTTTTTGCATCCTCAGGCCAATCGCTAGGTAAATAGAAAATATCGTCCCTGAGTTCCTTGTATCGTGCAGATTCTGTGTTAATCGAAACTCCTGCTCTGTGTTTCAGACAATGGATGTGAGACGCAATGTCTCCTTGGACATGGAAAGAAATCATCGAATGTTCAAACGGAGTCCCATGTTCATGTTCTGCAAGAAACTTCAGAAGCTGTGGAATTCTGTCCACTTGTTGAGGAGTAATTTCCTTTTGTGTTGAGGCCCATGCTGCTCTTGCATGAGAGAGGTCACTTCCTGCAGCTTCCAGAAGGGTTACTGTGTTCTTTTGTGGCTCAGTGTTCATTCAATCCTATTTTGCTGGAAAAGTAATGGAAGCGTTCATCGTAGTAATTTGGAGGCTCCTTTGAAATCAAACTCTTTCTTGCAATCCAGAGACATCCTTCCCATGAGATAAAATCTCCCTTCCACATCAGCATTCCTTCGACATAAGGGCCTCGGTAGACTTTGGGGATCATCCCTCTTCTTTCCTTGAAGGAGCAGTTTTTTTGGTAATTGGTTTTGGGAACTTCGTAGAGGGCAATAATGACAGGGTAGGCAGCATTTTCCAAGGCCCAACTGCGGATACAGTTTTCTCTGGTTAGCTCAAGGTGGAGGTGCGTATAACGGTGGGAGTCCTGTTGTTTCTCTCTGCAGAAGCGTTTCCAATGCCAGGAAAAGATTTCCTCTACATGAACAATTCCATGATACGAAGAGGCATAATATTCCTGGTCACTGTATGTCCTTGAAACAGATTCTTCCATTGTCCAATTGGCTCCATTCCTTTTTGTTTCTAAGCCTGGAATACAGGCATCCGCACCGATCACAGTGAGCATAGAGGCAATATCCGTCCGTATAGATCACAGGGTCATCCTCCTTGATACACTTACGGTGGTCTTCTAAGACCTCAGGCATTTTCGTCTCGGTTTCCATGAAGTAACTTCTCTATGTAGACTGCACCATCCAAAAGCTCTTCCTGCAGATGAAGCAACCAATCACGATACTTCAGATCATTGCGATCCATTGTGACTCCGTATTTGCTTTTTCCCATTTCTGCTCGTTTGAGGAGCTTATCCGATACGCTTTGGTTGATACTGTCGGGGTTCTTCCAAGAAGGATTTTCCATTTATTCCTACAAAGTGATTCTTCCCACCACATTCATAGAATGCAATAGGAGAGTCCTGAGAGATCACATGAGTTTGTCCACACAAAGAGCACTGCATCTGAAGGCCAATTCGCTTCAAGGAATAAGGAGGAGTCATAAGTCATCCCAATAGGAATTACATTCTGATTTTTCCAAGCTTTTCTTTGATGCTCTTCTCTTCACGAATCAAGCTATCCAAGGATTGTTCCAAGGTCAGTGTTTCGATTACAGAAGAGCAAGGGAGGGAGGACAACATCGCTGCTGTCCATTTTATTTCGGAGCGTACTTTCTGAAGTCGTTTGGGGAGATCTTCAATGGAAGACATTACAAGGACTGCTTGAATCTTGTTTTACGAACTTTCTGTACAAGCCACGCAGGAGGACTCAGTGTGAGCAATTCTTCTTGATAAGGTCGTGGAGCAGGAGTTTTGTTCTTGATGGCTTCCTTGGCCTCTTCGATCCAATTCAGAAGATAACGGATGTTATCCCGATACTGGATTCTACCAACGTCCAACCCTTCTTCTGGCAAAGAAACAACACGAACCCCATAAGGAGGCTTCTTCTCCACAAAGATGAAGCGAAACTCCCAATCCTCTTCTCCAAGAATCTCACGAATCCCATCTGTATAGATAGCTGCCTGTACATGGTATCTCAAGTCATTAGACCACAAATCTTTTTCAAGTTTGTCTGCAGAGGCATCCATTGTGGATTTCAGGTCAATAATCACTTTCTGTTCGTTGTTTCGGAAATCACTTCTTCCTTTCATCAGTGTTCCCAACTCCCGATCATTCCACATCATTGTCTCTTCCACCTCACCAGCACTTGGACGAAGCATTTCTGCAGCAATAGGAGTGTTTTCCAAGGATTGCACCATCAAATGAATCATCTCCCAATCTGCAACAGAAATAATCGTCTTCCTTGGGTTGTCGGCTTCAAACTGAGCATATTCCTTCTTTCCTGCAGAGGTTCTACGATCCACCTCCGGAGCACAGACATACTCATTGATGAACTTGTGAGGCTCCAACGCTAGACAGTGGAAGGCAGACCCTACTTTCATGGCAGGAGTTTCCTGAGGAACCGTTTCAAAGAAATGATCCACAGAACGATTGATTCGATCCAGAGAGGATTTGGAAAGTCCTACTCCCTTGAATGCCTTCTGTTCCTCAAGATCTAGAATTCCTCTGTGTTTCTCATACATCCATGAGAATCGGTCTACTCTTTTCTGTAATTCTTCTGTATTTACCAACATCCATTACTCCTTGAAAAGTCCATCTAGGTATTTGTGCATGACCACACTTTGCAGATAGGAATCCCTGTCCTCATCATCTTCGGTAAAATTGTTTGGATCTCCTGTAATGACATTTACGGGCTTTAGAACCTGAATCTTTCCTCCCTTCTTCAGATAGGCTTCAACGGCCTTTTCCACTTCTTCTCTGGGGATTCCCTTGGTTTCCTTGTGAATAGAAATCTTTCGCATGTCTGCCTTGATTTGAGAGGTATGCACTTCCTTTACCGACTTCTTTTGAATGATCCCCATTTCTGTGAGTTTCTTGGTTAATTCTCGGTGTACCTTGTACCACGCAACTTTTTCTTCTCCTTCATACATCGTTCATTCTCCATTCCAGATCAGCGAATTTGGTGCAGTCCTTGTCGAAAGCAACCTGAACCTTACCAGTGTTTGAAATTTTACCCTTCAGTACAGAGATCTCTGCAGTTCCCTTCTCATTGGAATCCAAGTTGTAGTAGTCATCCCGATAGATGGAAAGGACACGCCATGCGGCCTGTTCAATGTTTCCAGATTCTCTGAGGTCGGACAAGGAAGGTCGTTTGGATTCTCTGGACTCCACACCACGATTTAACTGGGACAGTGAGAGAATATTGATGTTCAGAACCTTTGCAGTGTAGGCCAACATATTGACAGCATACCCCAGTTGTTCATCTCGGTTCCCAAACTTCCCAGCAATCGAAATAAGCTGCAGATAATCAATCACAACAAAGCGGACATTGTACTTACGGACACACCTCCGAATGATGGCAATCATCCGATTCAAGTCCTTGGTAATATCATCAATGAAGATACCAGCCTTCCCTTCAGAATTGGGGCCTCTCAAAATCTTGTGGGACAACTCAATCATGGACTCCCAATCCTCCTGTTCCAGGTCACCTTCAGAAATCTTCCGATAGGGAATCTTCGATTCAATGGAAATCATCTTGTCCATAACCTCTTCCTTCGACATCTCAATCGAAAAGAACAAGGCACTCACATTCTGTCGCAATGCAGAGTTCAGCAAAAATTGTGTCGCCAAACTTGTTTTCCCCATGCCAGGACGTGCAGCAAGAACATCAAAATGCTGGAATCTCAAACCACCACTCAATAGATTGTCCAGATCTTTCAGTCCGGTTGGGAGGATGTTGGAAGGGATCTTTCCCTGTTGTTTGTCATCAATGTATTGTGCTCTATCACGGAACAGATCGTCTGCACTGAAGATGGTTTGATCCACAGATTCTGCACGAATGTTCTCCATCTTCGTAACGGTCTCTGCAATCTTTGCCATTGGATCTTCTGCTTCTCCAATCTCTTTCTGTGCAAGTTGAAGCAACCGGAAGGACTCTCTCTTGGAAAACTCCCGAACCACCCGTTGAGCATAGAATTCTACAGAGGAAGGAGCAGGAGAGTTCCCTTGTATTTCTTCAAGCATGTTCTCAGAGACATCTGCATTCGGGTACAAGTCCAATGTACGTTGCGAGACACTGAGCGGATCAAGAGGCTCATTCTTCTCATACATCTTCTGCATTGCAGTGAAAATCTGCTGATTTGTAGAGTTAAAGAAGTCTTGTGGACTGAGGATTTCAATAACATTTTCGATTACCTCGTTGTTGAGCAAAATACATCCAATTACTGCTTTTTCTGACTCAATGTCGGAAAATCCGTTAGAACTACTCATAAATCACCTCTTCTTCCTGTTTGTTTACAATTTCCTTTGATTTGCTAAGAATCGTTTTGTATGTCTCTTCTGGGAGGAGAATCTTTGCAACATCATGGAATGTACCCATTAGGGTGTGTCCTTTGATTACTCTCAGGTGGTTTGCAAGAATTTTTTTCTGATTTCTCTTTATTCCAATTTTGTAATTGACACGTTTGCACCAATCCAAATCTGGCTCAAATCCTTCTGACTCTGCATGTTTTAGGATCATCTCTCTGGAAAGTTCGCACTCTCCAAGGATGTATTCAATGTCACCAAGTAACCTCTCTTTTTGCTCTATGGTTAGATGTGAAAGTTCATGAACACTTTTGAAATCAAAATCTGGCTGCTTTTCGATGGGATGTTTTGTAGGCATTTCAACTCCTGTTGAATGGTGAGGTGCGTATGGCGAACCATACGCATGAATACTTATTTCTTTTCAACGCTGAGAATTATCTCATTTGCTGCTTTCAGAACTCTGTCAGAAAGAGTTTCATTAAGAATAAGAGACACTTGGGACTGACTTGTCTTGAAACCTGAATTTCTCAGATATTCCACAATGTCCTGTTGCCGAATCCCATAGGAATTCAACTTCTTCTTCAATTCTGAAAAGTAACTATTCGATTCTCTGTCAATAACATACCTCATAATTCCTCTGTCGCTCCAGTTGTTTGGTTCTTGTGAGAGTTGAGAAGGCCAGCGAGTAGCTTTCTGTCAGAAAGAGAATTGGTTTTGCGCATCAAATCGTCCCATTCCTTGCTCAACGCTTCTTCAAAATTCTCTGAGCCAACTCGGTTGATGAACTCCTCTGCAATTTTCTGTGGACTCAGTCCAGATTTCGTATTACCGGAAATATTTCCGGAAAGATTATTATTTGAAGAAGAACCGTGTGTTGCACTTTCTGCATCATCATCCTCTCCTCCACAAATCCCAACAATCGCTTGAGCACAGTATCTCCGTGCATAGGTAATCGCAGAACCCATCTGTTGAGGATCTTTTTTGATTGCACTGATGTTGTAGGCCGACATCATCCACTGTCCAGAGGTGTGCTCCAAACGAGATATCAACTGATCCCCTGCAGGGAACTGAAGAAGGACAAGTCCTTGCTCATGAAGTTTTGAATTGATGGAAGTAAGTGTCTTCTCCAAGGAAGCAAAACGGTTCTTGAAGTGTGGATTCTTTGCATCGTATGCAATGACATCTCCAATATTCTCTTTTGCTGCTATGAGGGCTGCAACCAATTCGTTGGTTTTCTCAGATGTTGAGAAATTTAAGATGGCTGATTCAGACATATTCGCTCCTGCGATAAGGTTGAAAAGAGTAGCAATCGCTACTGTTGAGAACCATTATAAATAAATGATTATAAATAAATCAAGAAATAAAATTATTTTTTGATTGACTCGGTTTTTGCGGGAGGCTATGCTCAAGAAAAATTACTCTCTGCATTGAAAGAGAGGCTAAAGACATCAAATTTAATTTCTCGTCAGTGATATTACTGACATATCTATTGGACTCTTTGTTTTGCAGACAGTAAGGGAGCAGTAGGGGAGGTTGATGAGATGAAAGCGAACTTTAGCCTCTTTTTGGGTGCAGTCGGTAAATGCCGGAAATCTGTTGACCTCTAAAATCAAAGGCCAAAGCAATATGGATAAACGCTATCTCCTACGCTGCTGACTGCACCATGAAAAGAAAAAAGGGAAGGCCCCGAAGAGGGCAAGAACAGATGGAGACCTACCGCTTGAAAGAATTCCCAAAGGATTTTGATCTAGCAAATGTAGATGTCTGTGTCTGGAACAAATATGGAGATCACCCTGAGGATCGTGTCCGCTGGGAGAAACTTCATGTTTCCTTAGAAGGAGATATCTCTATTCCAAAGTCCTATGGCGCAAGGGTTGTGAAGCATTTCCAAAGGAAAGGATATGAGCCACAGGAACTGTGCAAGGATTGCGGTGTAGAATATCGTTATCACGGCTGGATTCCAGAGGAATCTGGGATGAAGATGGAAGGAGTAGACTTATCTGGACACAAGGTGTGCCCTGGTGACTACATTCTGAGGAATGACCGAACCTATTGGCCTTGTAGACCAAAAACTTTTCACCAGCTTTATGAGAAGATCCATGATTGAAAACAATTACCGAACCCAAGTCCGAATGAATGATCACCAGAATATTCCTTTTACGGAAGAGGAGATTTACCTGATGATTGAAATGTTTGAACGAGTTGGAATCAAGAATGCAGAATCTGAGAAAGTCAGAGAAAAACTCCTGCGTGGTTATGAGAACCTTTGGAATGCAAAGGAAGTCAAAACACGGAGACACCCGTCCATTCTTTATGCAGAGTGTGGAATCTAATGGAATTTGATTTTATCAGCAGCAAGATTCACAAGAAGGACAACACCTTCGATTGGCTTAGATTCTCTATTGGAGTGTTTGTCTACATCCCGATTGTTGTGACTGTTTTTAAATTTTGGATAGACCTCTTTTTCTGAAAACCAAGATGGCTGAATACACGAAGAAACCTTTCCTTGACTATGAGTCTGATCCTGTCTCTCCCACTGCAGCCAAACTGCTTTGCCCAACAGGAACGGTCAGTGAGCGTCTGGAAATGATCCGAGAGGAACGGAACATGAGCAGGGCTGCATTTGCAAAAAGCATTGCACTGAGTCCTCAAGGATATCGGGCGATGATTATGGCAGATCGTGCAACAGGGCCTGTGGCTCTAGCAGTTGAATATAAGCACGGATTCTGCAAGGATTGGGTTCAGAAAGGCGAAGGGCCTATGAAAACAGACACTTGGGAGATGATCCGAGGAGAAGTAGAGGACTCTATCCTGAGAGACTTGAATGTGTTTCTGCAACAGAAACTGAAGAGGACAAGACCGATGATTCTAGATAAGGACAACAATGCAAAAACAAGATGAGCGTGTGAACAATGGCAGAAAGCCTGGGCAACTCAAGGGAGTGTCCTACAATGTTGTTCCCAAGAAGCAAATTTCGCTGAACATCCGTGAGGAGGATCTGGAAAGGATTGATGAGATGGCTGCTGAAAAAGGGACAACCCGATCCAGAATTGTCAGCCAGATCATAGAGGGTTATTTTTTGCCGAAGAGTACGAGTTCATGAGGGCAAGTAAACATCTGGAGTGGGCCTTGAATGTCATGGCATTTTCAGGGATCTGTGCTGTGTTGATTACTGGATTTCTTTTGGGATTCTTCTTCAAAAACTTCATGTGAGCGTCAAGGATGACTGAAGACACACTGATTATTTCCTACAGCAAGATCAGCAATGGTTGGAACTTTAAAATGGAAATGGAGTTTCTGGATTACGAGTTACCGATCTTTTGTGAGAAGACAAAATACCCTTTGGATCAAGGATATCGTGGATATCACAATGCCTCCATGAATCGGAAACATTTCCCTTGGACAAGTGAAGAGAACAATCTGTTGATTGAATTGTCCAGAAATTACTCTCAGAATCCTCCGAAAGTCTGGAACATTGGGAAAAAGATGAAGAATAACAGAGAAAATGAGTGGATTGTTCACCACTACCGGAAAAACAAGATAAGAGTTGTCTTTGTGGGAAAGGCAGAAGAAAATGTGTACTTTACAAAATGATCTGCAGTGAGCCTTAACTAAAGAATTCTATGGCCTTTCCAGCAGTAGGGAACAACAAGCAAGTTGTCATCAGAAATACAGCAAGAGAGTTTGTTTTCAAAATATTGAATACCGATTCCAGTACCATTGCACTTGCAGATATGGCTTACCAAGGTGTTGCGCCAAGCGGAACACACTTACTAAAAGTTCTTTGGTCAAATGACACTAATGGAACTCATCACTTGGAACTGACAAGAGGAACCATTGGCTCAAGTCCCATCGAATTACTGGATTTACATGGGGTTGGATCATTTGATTTTGAAAGCATGGGTCTTGAGTTAACAGAAAGAAGTTCAGAAAACCTGAATATCGTATCATCAGGAAATGGGCATCATTTTACAGTCATTTGTTTTCTGAGAAAGTTTTAGGAATTTCAGGATCAAGTCTACCTGCCGTAATGTTTTTCTGTGCTCGTACCTGAGAATTTCCAAATGTCCAACACTGTCCGGTGTCATCCAAAAATACAACCCAGTAGAGATCCTGTTCCAAAGAGTAGTCAATAACCAGATGAGCCTGTCCTGAACCTTTTGGAGTTTCCAAAGGCAATGGCGGGTTCAACTGGATCATCATCATAATAAACTCCAATCTGCTACCTTTGCTCTCCTTCCTTCTACAATCGACTTCAATCGAAAAAGCTCATCGACTCCTTCCAGATCTGAATCCTGAAGACACAGCTTTTCATAAAGTTTTTTGTCTGTAGACCAATGTGTTCCTGTCCAAAACTCAAATCCTGGGAATCTTGATTTCCAGATGCAGGTCTTTTCATAGCCTGGACAGACATAATGATACTCATATCCCTGAGAAAACAGATAATCCATCTCAAAGCGTTGACTCAGAATTCCTAGAGATAACTTAGGTTCATGATAAGACCATGCAAACTGAAGAGAAACAGGGGCAGGGTACAAACGGATAATACTGAAGGCCACCAACTGGTCATAATCATAAATCTCAAGAATCACTTTGTCCTTTGGATCAAGATCCAAGGAACTTTTAAAGTCCTCAGTTTTCTTGAACCCCTTGGCATCCAAGTACTTACTCCAGATTTCTTCCAAATCAGAAAGATCTGAAAAGAGTGGAGATCGGAAGGAAAATGAAATCCGTTCAGGATAATTGCGTCTCTTGGCCTCCTTCAATGCAGGAAGATGATATCGAACTTGACGGGCCTGAAACCAGTAAGGAGGTTCCCATTCATTGAGAAGCCATCCATTCTCCAAAGCCTCCTTGTATTCATTCGGACGGAAAGTTGCGGTTACCGGAGTATATTGCCAATCTGCATGAGTAATCCGTCCTGCCATGTGATCAAAGTAGAGCTTCATGAGTTCACCTCGATGTAACGCAGTTTCATCATCTCCAGAAGACCAACCATCCGCATTGCATCCAGATCGGTGTTTAGCATGATCATCTCTTCATGACCTGCATCTGTTTCATCAACAAGAATCACACAAGCCTGTGTAATCTTCTGAAGATTTCCATCAGACATCTCTAGGAGAATGCCTTCCAGCAATTCCTTTACAGAATCCTTCTTCTGATCCTCTTTCTTTTGATTGGAAGATACCAACTTCAGAACTTTTTCTTTTTCCATAGTTACTCGTAGGAATGGGTCAACTCTTCTCCAATCTCAATCCAATCCAAAGAACAGATTGTACCATCTGGATGATGAATGCAATTTGGAGATTCAGAGTAGTTCAGAAAGAAGGAGATGTTGAGTGTGTTGAGTGTCTTTTTCCAAGGAAGGAAGATGTGGGAGTCATCAGAATAGAAGTAATCCAGACACATCTCTTTAAGCGCAGGATCTAGTTTTTCTAGATGTTCAATGGGTTGGGTTACAAAGAAGTCCTTGCATTCAGGAAAGATATCCGTCTTTGGCGGAATTCTGCGTACAGCAAAAACCCCTACTCCATGCAGGGGCGAAGGTTGTAAGCGGCACCAAGTTTGAACACGGGAGGCTCTAAGGAATTCAAGACTCACTTCAAGGAACGACCAGGCTTATTTCTCGCACGATTCTTACTGGCCTTTTCATTTACGAGTTTTCCACTCTTGGTATGCGATTTATCATACCCTTTGCCGTTAGGATTCATACGATTGGCCCGATTCAACTCTGCACGATAGCGTTTTCTTTTGGAGGACGCATGATAATTCGCATCATACTTCTTCTTTGCTGCAGACGCTCTTTCCTTGCCTTTTCCTGCCAATCCATTTCTACGTTGCGGGACTCTTTTTGCTTTTACCATCAGTAACTCCATATCCAAGGTCTAGGGCCTTTTGTTTCGCCTGTTGCAATTGTATCCAGATGAATGAATCTGGAAGCATGTGGGCCTTTCTGAGCAATCCCAATCCCTGAGAAATCATAACCCATTGCAACACCAAGTAGAAGATGAGCCTCTGCACCAGAAATCTGAATGTCAATCGCCTTCCCTGTCGTGTGAGGCCCATTCAATCCTGTTGAAGAAACACTGTCATTGTGTGCAGGACACCGATACGCAGAGCTTACTTTCATGGGACGATCCCAATCAGGATCTGTTCTTACGGCTTCCAACAAGTCCATGAATTGCTGATCCATGCCTGGGAACTCACATCTTCCACACTTGCAGCGTAATTCGTCTTCTGAGAAATGCTTTGTACTGATCACATCCATATTATTTCCTGAATAACTTGGTTGCACTACGAATCCCAAAGGATGCAGCAATGATAACACCCAATGAATACTGATACCATTCAGGCATTGCAGCCAGTTGATCAAAACCACGTTGAACGACACCCTCCATGCCTGGAACAAAAGCCAGTATCATCGGAATACTAAAGAGAATCGTCAACCACTCATCCTTCCATGAGTTCTGAGAACCTTTGATGGCCTCCAAATCCCAATCTATCTCTGCTGTGGCCTTTTTTTCATAGACAATGGCTTCTGCATTCTTCAATGCTACTTCTGCAGCCGTTTTTGCTTTGGACTTCTCTACATTCCCTTCCAGCCATGTGGTCACCAAACTGGCAATGGGGCCTAGAAACTGAATCATTTCTTTCTTCCTTTCCAGAGATCTGCATCTGCAATACGGGCCTTACCCTTACCAGTTACAAAGGATCGGACTCTTCCTCTGGCCCATTCCTCCATCGAAGCATTTCTGGAACCACTGCTCAAGTACGCACCTTGTCCTCTCCGATAGACTGCTGTCAGTGTCCGTTTGGGAATCCCAGATTTCTCAGATACCGAATCCAAGTACTTGGAGGTTGCTGGACTCAATGGTTTTGGAGATTTACGTTTCATGATGACCTTTTCTTCTTTTTCCCTTGAGCCACACGGGATGCGGAGACCTTCTTGACATCAATCGGTAGACCCTTGCGGTATCGTTCAGCCGTTCTTTTGATCTCTGCCGCCTTTTTTGCTGCGTTTTTGGAACCGCTGAGATACTTTTTCGGGACTCCTGTCTTCTTGTCCTTTGCCACCTTGCGGAATAGCTTCTTCTTGGAATGTCCTGCCACCTGTCTATCTGTAACAAACCTGTTCATGAGACTCCTTTTTACTGTAGTCTAGCACCTTTTGTACTGGTTACGCCCTGCTTCTCTGATCTCTTCAATGGTTCGGAAACACCCAATACAGACTTTGTTTTCATCCAATTGACAAACTCCAATGCAAGGACTGCTTGCACTCTCTTCTTCCTTATTCTGGATACTCAAGTTTTGTTGAAAACTAGCATACTTCTTCTGTCTCTTCAATGGACTACCATTTGGGAGAATTCAGAACCCTGTCTTTTCTGAAGAAATCCTCTCCTGCCTTTGCAAGGTCAAGTACCTCCTTCATCAGCTTATCCTTGATCAACACAGGATCAAATCCCAGAGACTTCAGTCCTTCATTGGACACCTCCAAATCATTGGACTCTGCCTCTTTTCTTGGATTTGGAACCTGTTGTACAGGAACTCCATATTTGTCACTGACCAGCATTGCCAAGTCCAACACTGTCTGGGTTTCTGCTACTTGGTTGAAGATGCGGACACGGTTCTCCTCAGGAGGATTCTCCAAGGCCATGCGGACACACTTTACTGTATCAGAGATATGAATGAAGGCCCTTCGCTGTCCTCCGGTTCCGTATACGGTCAAAGGATATCCATGTACTGCCTGAACAAGAAAACGATTCAACACGGTGCCATAGATTCCATCATAATCAAAACGATTGACCAGCTTCATGTCAAACAAGGTTTCCTTCGTAGAAACACCCCAGACAATCCCTTGATGAAGATCTGTGATCGGAATCCCCCAATTCTTGTAGTAGAACTGGAAGAGCAACTGATCCAGACACTTCGTCATATGATAAATACTCCCTGGATTGGCAGGATACAGAATCTCCTGTTGTTCGCAGGTCTCATTGACCGTTATGTCCAAATATCCTTCTGGAATTTTCCCAAATGCCTTGGAGTATCCATAGACTCCCATTGTTCCAAGATGAATGAGATGAATCTCAGGATTCACAGTGGCAATGACGGACAGGATATTACTCGTACTCGACACATTCTGGTTGACCGTATTGCAACGATGGTTCTCAGAAAGCATCGAATAGGGAGCAGAGCGCTGTTGTCCAAAGTGGATAATCGCATCAGGCCAGAAAGAGTTGACAACCTCTCGGAAACGATCCTTCTCCTGAGACACGTCCAATACTGCGCCATCCATCCTTCCTTCGACATAAGTGTTTGCCAACTCTATACGTTCAGTGAAAGAAGTAATTTGCGTAAGGGATCGTGTCTCTAACTCATCGTCTATTTTTCTCCTAGAAAGGTTGTCCAGAATCAGCACTTTGTGACCGGAATTTGCAAGGTGCAGGGCCGTAGGCCATCCACAGAATCCATCTCCTCCAATAACAATCACTCTCATAGGCTTTCTCAGTAGTTCCTGACGTTCGGACACATTCCTCTCTATCTCCAAAAGACTCTCAGCGGTCACATCTACATCATCAGAATACATATTCTTACGATTGTACAACTTTGCAGAGGGCTTTACTTTCTCCCGAAAACGGGTGAAGCGAAAAGTGCGATTCTCTTTCATGTGGCGAATAAGATTCTTTCCAAGAACCCTTAAAATCAGACTTTTTCAAGGAAATTGAATTTGACAGCTTCTTCATCAGATAGGACTGAAAGTTCTTTTCCAATTTAGAGGCAATATCCCTACTATTCTTTGGATCAATCCTTACCTTTTCTTCAGAAAAGTACTCTCTGATGATATCAATGGATCTTCTAAGGATAAATACTCTTGTTCCAACAGAATACCCAACTCCAAAATGAGTGGAAGCTAACCGAAATGCTGGAGACAATGCAGTATAGAAAAGAGAAACTGCAATATTGCCTATTCTGTACTTTTCTGGGATTGCCATCCAAAGTGATTTATTCACCTCTTCATTGTAAATCTTCTTGTATTCTACAAAGGCTTTTTGCGTGTCCCACATATCATAGAATTCTGACTTCGTATTCTTGATCCAATCCCAAACAAACTTATTTTCCGTAACATCTGGAGACTCTTGGTGACATTCCTTGCAAAGTAAAATGAGATTGCTTGCATCTTCAGATCCACCCAAGGACTCTGGAACAATATGACATCTTTCCAAGGTCTTTCTTTTTCTAGCACATCTCCAGCAACGGATACTGGCATCAGACCAATCTACAGCAATATCTCCTTCATCAATGATGTTAGACCAGTATTCAACAATTTCTTCATTCTTTAACTTAATTGCAGATTTTTTCATGAGTCATCACCTCTTTGATTTCATACGTTCCCAACAACCAGTGGTTAGCTAACCGGACTAGATCCTCCTTGTCATAGAAGAGTTTCCGGTCTATCCATCCACCGAAATTGTGTCCTTTGTGACGCATGATGGTCTCCTGCAGGAGAATTCCTCTTCCTTTGTTGATAGCCTGGTATCCTCTTGTCCGCAGGTAGGAGTTGAACTCCTCCAGAGTTGTCTCTCGTCCGAACATCTATCCTCCAAATTTCTGCTTGTAGTTCTTTGACCAGACGCAATATCTCTTTCCACCAATGTGTACCTGCTTCTTTCCTTTTCGTACCTTTCTATGAACATCATTCCGATAGCACCCGCATGACTTCGTTTGTCCTTGTTTGAGAGATGATATCCGCACCTCCGATCTAAATCCGCAGTCACATCTACACAATGCGTACCGATGGCTATCAATCATCTTTCCAAGTTCCAGAACTTTCCAACGTCCGAATTTCTTACCAACAATGGACATCAAGTCCTTGGACTTTTGACAGCCACAACTCTTGGATGTACCTCGGATTAGGTCATCTGCACGAACATCTCTAGTTGAATGACAAACACAAAGACAATAGTAGTACTTGTGGTTCCCATCTCCGATGAAATCGGGAGATTTTTTAAGAACCTTCCAATAATGAAAACGATCTCCTGATTCGATTCCCATATAGATTCTTCCTTCAAGGATTTACGTTAATAATGCTTATATTATACTAGCGGCCCCTTGTTAGGGCCGCCTTACGTCCCTTTATACACAGCAAATTCAGAAGAATCAAACTTTAATTCACACTTTCTTCTCTTTCCCTCTTATCCAGCGCTTCCTTCACTAGATTTCTCTCTCTTTGGTGTCGATCCCACACAGATTCCTTGTACTCAGGCCAGATCACTCTGCTCAATTGCATCCCTGCAACGAATCCCAATGCAAAACCAATCCCAAGACCAAATTCAAATCCCATATTACTTCTTCTTCTTGCTACGTTCCCGTTGAATACGGTTCCATTGTGAGTTGGCCCAACGCTCTCCTGCGGCTCCTCCCCAGATCAAGTCTGCAATCCGCATTCTACGATGCTCAGAAGGGTTACTACGGGCCTTTTTGATATTCTGTCCATGTCGTGCAAAGAAACTTACCATTCGTGGAATGGTGGCCTCAGAAACACTTCCTGACATTAGATTCCTTGCTCGTTGAATTCCAGATCCTATTCCTTGTCTGGATGCCTCCTTGTTGGTAATTCCTCCTTTCTGGGACTTGGGTGCTTCTCTGCGCATCTCCAATCCTCTTTTTGCTGCTCTACGGACACTTTCTGGTACTTTGATGGATGCCATTTTCTTTTACTCCAAGGATACTGAGGTCGAACACTTGCTTCGTGTAATCTCACGGTTGAAAAGTCAAAGATTGTCTTCTGGAAGATCTCCTTGGATTGCTGACAGATTTGCCAACACGATGATCCACCAAGGAGGGTACATGAAGATAATAATCCATTCCTCTGTTTCGTAAATAAAGAGCAACCAGGTCATCAGTTGCAATCTTCCCATTCCCTGCCTCAAACCATGCCTCACTATAGTCCAACAAGTCTCTGGACATTCCTTCTGGATAGTACACACATTGATTCATCAGAAAAGTTCTCCCTGACTCCCAACGACTGCCTATCTCCAAATCTTTCTTCCTCATGGAAAAGAACTGAATCAATACATATGGAAAATCTGCTATGACGGCTAGGGCCTTTTCACAGAAATTACTGGTTAGCACAATGTCATCCTCCAGATGAACGACTGCATCGTCTCCTGCCACCCGCAAGGACTCCTGAAAACAATCCATCACTCCTCCTCCAGGGTCTAGGACTACTTCCAGATTTGGTATTCTTTCCTTCAAGTATGGGATGTATCCACTACGCTGTGGACAAGTCTTTACAATAAAACGCATCAGTCACAGAAAATAGGATGAGTCACTGTGATTCCCATTCCTTCCTCCACTAACCAGGTTGCCTGAATTGGTCTTTCTGGATAAAAGGAATGCTGGTAAGCAAACTCGTCATACCCTTTCAAACTTCCATTGATGATTCTTCTTGGATGCAAGGAATACTGGTGCCAGTGTCCACATACTAAAACATCATAGGGTACTCCAAGGCTCTCCTGTCTCTTTCTGAGTTTCTGATCTCCTCTGGAGATTGCACCCAAGGCACCAATGATTGGATCCGACATTGATCCTCCCAACAAGTCCCCATGTGTCAGCATGTATCGGTTCTCATAGATCTCAAAATAACAGTCTGCTGTCTTTGGTAAACAGAATCGTACTCTTGGATCATCCTTGAACTGCATCTGACATACAGAATAAATCATTGCATCAAAATTACTGGAGTTCCGTTTCTTGTGCCGCTTGTGCTGATAAAAACGACCATGATTCCCTGACACTCCAAAGACCACAATCTCCTCAAAACACTGCTGCAACAAACGAATCCCTTCTGTAATGACTCCTGCACAATCGGTTACGGCTTCCAGTGTGTGAATCTCATTGGTTTCGGACAATTCCTCATGAATCTCTCCAGACACCATGTCTCCTCCAAGAAGCAAAACCATTCCTTTGGAAGATATTCTAAGAATCCTCTTGTAAAAGTGAAGAAACTCCTGAAAACAGTACTCTGCCCGTTCATGGGCAACTGCTAAGTTGTAGTGATTGGAATGATTTATTTCTGCAGAATTAACCACTTCTCCCCAATGCCAATCAGAAAGAAAAAGAATTGGAACTGGATCGGTTAGTGAATTGTTGGAACTATCTAGAAGAAACGGAGGGGTTGTGATTGGAAAGGAGGGTAACTGTAGGGACAGTTCGTATTGCTGTTGTAGCTTTGCCTTCTCTAGAAGAGAGGCCTTGAGGTCACTGCGTAATTGACGAATCTCCTCTTTGTAGAGAAGTTCCTTCTCTATAAAATCTTGCAAACATTTACTCCCACTTGTTGATCGGACATTTGAAGATTGCAAAGGAACTCTTTACATCCATAAAACATCCACATTTCTTACATTTACGGTACTTTACAAAGAATTCGCAAGACTCGCAAATTTGAAGACGCCTTTGACGCTCTGGATGAGAGGGAGGATAGACCATTACATCGCTTTGATCAGACCCAAACAATTCCCTGCATAAATTTCTGCAACCGCTGCTCTTTGTGCAAATTCCATCTCTTCCACCTGCTTCTGGGTAAAGTCCTGACGGAACTCGTCAATCACACATGCACAGTGTTGAATGGATAGCTGAAGAGCCATACTTTGAGGGAATCCACGGACAGTGTACTGAGGTTGCATCTGCTGAGAACAGTTGTATGTCCACTGGAGAATGTACAGGGCAGGATAGCTTAGTTTTGTTATGGTTTGATTGTCATCAGCCCAGGTACTCATGCTAATGGATAACAATGTTGCCAATGTGCTGATGATCTTTTTCATAAATTTACTCTAGTGGCTTCTTTGACTGTGTATGGTTTCTTTTAACTCACTGATTGCTACTCGCATCTCTGAAAGAACTGTGTTCGTTTCCTTCATGGTGGCTACCAAGGTAGAGTTGGACTCCTTCATCAAAACCCTAAGTTCCGTATCGTTTTCTCGATCCTTGTTCAAATGGATTTCACGCTCTCGTTCAAAACCCTTGAGTAGATAGATAATCAGATATCCTGCAAAAGCGAGACTTGTGATGGTTCCACCCAAATCTGCTAACATTGTAATAAATTGTTCTGGCATCTCTCTACTCTAAAAAATAGTTAAAAGGATCATGGTAAAAGGTTGGAAAATATTTCAGGCATAGTTTTACTCGGTTAGGGTGTGGCTTCTAGTGCTTCAATTCGTGCGGTTAGTGCGTCAATCTGGGACTGCTGGGATTCGATAAGTGCAATGGATTCTTGTAGTGCTGCTGTTAGAAGTGGAACTAGTTTGGATTGATCTATGCCTTGTGGGTCAATGCTTCCATCTTCATTAACAGCATCTTTTTCACCAGAGATTGCTTCTGGAACAACATCTTGTACTTCGTGGGCAATAAAACCATCAACAGTTTTGTCTGGGTCAGCTATAAAGTTAAATCTTGATGGATTGAGTTGTTTAACTCTCGTAATTCCATCAGTAATTTCTGTAATATTTTCTTTTAGTCGGTAGTCTGAAGATTCAACGTAAGAAGTGGATGAACTAGTAACCTCAATACGCCCGACAATACTACCCGCAACAGCAAATCTAGCGATTGCAGGAAAGACTATTGTATTTTTTGATAAATACAGTGCCGCATCACTATCTCGTTGCGCTTGAATTTGCCCACTAGGTGTAATAACCACACCTTCATTTGCAGAACCACCTGTATCAACTCCAGAGGTACTCGTAGCATTCACCAACACATACCCACTTGAATCAATGCGCATTCGTTCGGTGTTGTTGGTGGCAAAGCGCAAAGCATTAGCGATAGCGACATTTATAATCCCATCATTAGAAACACCAGGGTTTACCATGCCAATCTTTAATGCATCATAACCACCGCCTCGTACTGTAATGCCCTCTTCAGCAGAATTCGACTGAACTACTAAGCGATTATTTATGGTGCTCGTCCCAATCCCCACATTACCACTACTATTGACAACCAACGCATTGCTTCCAAGATTGGCTTCATCAGCAGTTAGCGTCACCACACTACCAGACTCACTCAGCACGTTGTTGCCAGCCGCATCGACAACAGGTAGGGAACTGTTTGCGGTAAGCGCAGGTTCTCTGCTGACGATGGCAACCAGATCTCCGACTGCAGGGTTGGTCGTAAAGCTAACTACTCTGGTTGACGAATTAATACTGAAATCGGAAGCACCTAGTTTGACTCCGTTAAGGTAAACATCCGTCTGAGAAACCGTAAGCGGATACGGAAAGGTTACCGTAGTTTCTCCAGAAGCTATCGTGTGTTCGTGTCTTCTTTCGGTAACCTGCACCCCGTTGGTCAGTTCTCGTCTGCCCTTGATGACAATGATATCTCCATTAACTGCAGCATTTGCCAGAGTCACCGTGCTAGCATCACTACCTAACGTGTAGTCTGCGGTTCCCAACAGGACACCATTTCGCAGGACTTCCAACGTAGCGGAATCGCTTGATGCGGTGAAACCACCTGTGTTGAAAACCGTCTGTGTACTGGTTACCGCAAACTCCTCTCGGAATTCACTGGTGTTGAGGACGGGTTGGTTGCCGATGTAACTCATGCTGTTTGTCCTTCTGGTTCATCTGCTGGTAGTGGTTCGTTGCCTTCTGCTAACCAAGCAAGATATTCTTCGTCAATATCTGTTCTATACCATGTTCCTGTTTTTATATCATTTACAATCTTTTGGGCATAAGACCCATCTTCATTTAGTTGATAAATAATCATAATTCAGCCTCTGAAGTAATATGAATAGAATGTGCGCCACCTCCAGTAATGCTACCTGTTGCTCTAACAGAAATAGCATTTTCACCCGCAACCACAACTGCAGACGTGGGTTGGTTACCAGATTGGTCAGACCAATTTGAATTTGAATTAGTTGTAGAATATAGTGTTATAGGATTTGGTGTTGTTCTCATAGACACGGGAAGTTTCATAGTTGAAGTAAACGATATATTGTTTACCGCTGAGGACCCGACTAGAGAACCGCTTAAACCTACTGCTTGTGCTGGTGCATCAGATTGATTGAACGTTTTAAAATAATACCTCTGACACAACCCTAACTCCACCCCAATGGGCCGATGCTCAAATGGCGTTGCGACTGTGCCTTCTTCCACCATTACTTTATCTAGATTGGCTAGTGTTCCATCGAATCGTATCCACAAATGCTTACTGTATTCTGTGCCTTCATTCACAGTAAATGTTCCACCATTGGAAACGCTTGTGAATCCCGTAGTAGCATCTGGGCCATTGCTAGCAGTTGTGTCTGTGGAAACCTTCCACGCAGCATTGATTCCAGAACCTTCCCAACTAATCACGTAAGTTCCATTGTTCACATTTTTGTCTTCAATGCCCTGATACAAATAAGTTGCACCATCGTAGTACCACCTGTCGTAAGTATAGCCTGTTGCTCCAGTAATTGTAGATATCCCACGTTGTTTAATTGGGTTGCTTAGATTGCCATTGATTATCCGATTACGGAAACTCGGAAAGTTACTGGCGTAGGATGCTAATTCTGCTGCGGTGGTCATGCAACTTCCTGTGCTGCTAAGTGTGCGGTGTAAGCATCTATGATTTCTTGCGTATGAACTGCTGCTGTGGTCATGATGCGTTAATGTCAATAGCTTTTAAATCTTCCACGGATTCAGCCGTATCACAGAGCATCGTGATGTTCCGTAGACGAACCTTTTCCGCTATAATCGCAGTCGTATCTTCGCCAGCGATACTTGCTATATTCCGTGCATTACTCATGTTGCATCCGGTGCTGTGGGCCAATCAACAATTAAGTTCCCTTCTTTATCTAGCGTTGGGGTTGTGGTAGCAGGTAAATCTCGCAGTGCTGTGCGGTAACTCGCCCAAGCTGCTTGGTCATTGTATGGGTAATCGGTGGTCATGCGCCAATCTGTTGCAGCTAGGAGTTGGTTGCGTTCTGATCTCAACTGTCTCCACATCTCCTGTTCTGCATATTCAAAAATCAGATTGTCAATAATTTCTTCCATAGGTGCAGTCTGAGGATTATCAAATGAAATAAGTTTGTCTTTGACAGCATCCCACTTGAACGGTAATCCTAACGTTGCAATTGCATCCTGTTTTATACTCATTGAGGTATCCTGATTAGTGTGGTTGCTAATGGGGCTGTTGCTATAGCGGCATTCCATCGTGCAGTAGTTGTGGAAGGACAATATAATGCTGGTTTTATGTAAATAGTACCCGTTGTTGATATAGTTAATAACGCAATGATTGCTGGGGTCACCTGCAAATTTTCAGTGCTTGTTGCAGTAGCTAAAAAACGTCCTTGAAATTGGTAAGTGGGAGTCGTTGCGAAATTGTCAAAACTGTAAGCGAAACCAATACTTGGCTGAAAGTTGTTACCAGTGCTTGCAAATTGTAACAATAATACACCACCTTGTACTAATACTAATAATTTATCCCCAGAAACTACGGCTAAACTGGTTATATCACCAAATGCAGTTTGAGTATTTCCGGTAATTTCACCTGTGTCTGATGTAGTATCAATTGTGTTTTCTGTAGTTATTAAATTACTTAAGCCACTAACTGTACTGTCCAGCGTTGCGTTCCGAATCGTGCCACCGTCAAAACTGACTAAACTGCTGGATCGTTTGCTGCCGATGTAACCTGACATTAGTTCTCCAGTAAAGAAGCAGTTACCTGAATCGTGTTTGCTACAGAGGTCTTCATGTAAATCTTATCTGTACTATTTAACACTACTTTCCCAGGCAAAGCATCCAAACTACTGCCTACCGGAACAGGAGCATTCTTGATGATATAAATATCATCAGTTCCTGCTGAACCTGCAGCAATTCTTTTGTAGATCTGAACATTGGATGTAGAACTGCCAATATTTGCTGCCACCAATCCAATCAAAACTGCTCCATTCGCAGGAGCACCATTCCCTGAATTGTTTGCGGTAGCATCATATACAGTCGTTTCTGTGTCTGCAGATACAGTCAGTCCAGAGGCTTGTGAAACAAAGGCCATAATTTATCTCAAAGTGCGATTGCGTATGCGATTGCCTGGGCTTCGGTAATTCCTCCTCCAGAAGGAGCAGCCCAATTTACATTCCCAGAACCATCTGCAGTCAGTACATAAGTATTAGTGGCATTGCCACCACCAGACAGTGCAGAAGTGATCTTGTCTTCTCCAACAACCCCATTGTCAATCGTCCAAGTGGCTCCAGTATTGCTTACAACAATATCCCCCTTGTCCCCATCAGAAACTCCACCAGGAGCAGCCCAAACTGCATTGTTCGATCCATCGGCTGTCAGAACATATCCTGAATTTGAACCTGCTCCCTGTGAACCAAAATCTGCAGCATCGACTGCACCCAAAGAGGTTTGTCCTGTTCCGCCATAAGCAGTTCCAATCGTAGATCCTTGCCAGGTTCCTGTCCCAATCGTTCCAACTGATGTCAAACTGGAGGTAATCACTCCAGAACCAAGAGTCGTAGAATTCAGTACCGAAGTACCACCAATGTAGTACTCATTGACATCAATGGCTCCTTGTGTCCCCGAAAATACTTCTGAAGAATTTGTAGCATCTGGTATGAAAGTCAGGCGTCCTGTAGAATCATCAAACCCAAAGAACCCTACCTTTGCTGTACTCCCATTGTGCCACCGAAATTCAATACCACGATCCTTGTTATCATCTGAAGCAGGTGCGGTATCTCCACCCAATGTAAAAATCGGGTCATCTATGGTAATGGTTGTGGAGTTTACAGTAGTGGTTATTCCATTGACAGTCAGGTTCCCTGATACGGTCAAATCATCGTCAATGGTGACAGTCCCTCCTGCGGAATCAATCGTAAGATTCCCTGAGACAGTATCAATCTCATTGGATCCGGTCACTCCGAACTGAAGAACACTTGTGGCAATGGAACCTGTTACGGACAAGTCATCATCGACAGATACAGTTCCTCCTGCGGAGTCCAGTGTCAGATTTCCAGAAAGGGTGTCAATCTCATTGGAAGAACTTACTCCAAACTGAAATACAGAAGTGGCAATTGTTCCTGTGACTGTAAGGTTGTCATCAACCTGAACGGTTCCTCCAGAAGAATCCAAAACCAGATTCAGTCCACCTGTGGTGTCAATTTCATTTGCAGTGGTCACTCCAACCTGAACCCCACTCCCTCCTGTAAATGTGGCAACAGCCCCTGTGATGTTCACAATAGGAGCATCCAGAGTGAGAGTACTTCCTGTTAGATTCTGAACCTTATTGACAAGTAGGGTACTCATAGTTCTTACACAATCTCAGTAAAGGAAAGACTCATGTCGTAAATTCTGGAACCTTGGGCGCTGTAGGTAAACGAAGGGATCTCAAAGAAACTTCCAAAAATGGCAGTCTCTCCCTGATAATCCAACACTCTCATGGCTACCGGACGGTTCCTTAGGCCTTCAATAATATTGGTAATCGTTGTTCTTTCTGCTTCCAGAATCTGGACACTGCCAGAGTATACTTTTCTGATTTCACCTAGACGGTAGTTTATACCAGAATCCCTGTCCTTGACAACTCCAAAAGACTGCCTCTCGACATTCACACCAACACTGGGATTGAAGATCTCATAGGACTTTCCTGCACGAATTGTATTCACATAAATCGGCAAGTACATATTACTGATGGTAAAGTCCGCATTGGAGTTCCCCTCTGGGGTTACCTGAATGTCAGTATTGCCCGAACCGATACCTGTGATCCGATTGATCTGATAGAAAGCATTGTCTGCATTGTCCTGAATTCGTCCGCCTAGACGGATCTGTGCATAATTTTCATAGAGGATTGTGTCCGTACCACTTTCCAAGAATTTGCCACGACTATCTGTTCCATTGGAACTCCAGGTATCAATATCTGATTTTACATCAGTAGAATTGGAGAGTGTGATTGAAATGGCAGTCGTGTTTGCAGGGATGTCCAAGAAAATGGAGTCATTCCAAATGGTCTTATCCAGATAGAAATAAGGATTTGTAAAGTCATAGGTATTGGTAAACGTGGATGCGGCCTGTCCTGATCCTGTAAAGGTAACACTCACACTTTCTGCCAGATAACTCATGAAGAAACTCATCTCATTGGCAGCGGCTGTGGTTTTGAGAGTTACCGTAATGGTTACCGAAGTATGAGTGTCTGGAATAAACGGTTGTTTCTGCACATCATTGAGAACCTTTGCAATTGCATAGTCCGCACTGAGACTCCCTACTCCACCACTGACTGTTGGCGTACCACTGATTGAATTCTGATAGATGATTTTCATAGGATTTTCTCAGGAGATGTACCGCACAAATTCAACATCTGCAGCCCCTGTAATTGTTGTCTCTTCGCCATCAAAGTCATATACAATTGAAAAAATAATAATGTTGGCCTGTACCATCTGGCGTTCATCCACACACAAGATCCTGTCTCCAATATTCCATGTGTCCTGTACTCCAAAAACCCTTGCGTTGGCCTGAAATGCAGATTCACTGATCAAAATATTCCGTAAATGCTCCTCTACCTTCTTTTCATCCTGAGACAAAGCTTCATACTCCTGTTCTTCTCCATAGGTAAGATTGTGTACCTCGACTCTCTTGGTCTCTGTTGCCAGAACTACGGATATTGGATAAGGAGTATTGTACTCATATTCAGAGTAAATCGTTTTAATTGGAAAAGCAGGAGTAACCACAAGGCTCAACAACTCAGGAGTTCTTACAGTTTGTGAGTAAGTTTTTGCCTGAATCCTGTTGATAATCCGTAAAGTAGGTCGATAGTATGGAGCTAATTCACTTGTAGACTCGTCAATCTGAATCAATAGATTGGCTGCTTTTGCAATGTCTGTTGCAAAGTCCAGAAGCTGTTCGTCCTTGGTACTGAGTTCTGCCATGTCTGTTACGGAGAATAAATGGAAATGAGACTTGCTACATAATCTGCAAAGGTAACGTCTGCTACAGATACGGTGACATCAGTTCCTGCTCCAACCAATGCGGCTGTGCTGATCTGCAATGTAATTCCTTCTTCTATGATCAAAGGAGAATCTGAATCCAAGTCCAAAACAATTGTTGTATCCTCACTGTAAATTGCACTCATATCTTGTCCACATTCAATGTGAATCCAAATTTATTCGCAACATATTGATAGAACTCTGCAAGAGTAGAACTGGTATTTCCAGATATGGAAACTCCTTTGTCTGACTTACCAGAAATGCTTAGAGTGGTTCCTTGGAATGTGTTTCGATTCAATGTAATGGTTGTTGCTGTAGGAGCAATTCCTATACTTATAGTAACAGTTCCTGATGCTGTTTTACTGCTTCCTGCAGTTACTGTAAATCCAGAATAAGTTGGAGCAGTCCCTGTTAAGGTTGCTACAGTATAAACTCCATCATCAGACTGAGGACTTCCTGTAAATGTCAAACTCACTGTTTGACCAACTGTTAAAGTATTAGAAACGGTTACAGTAATAACTGTCCCACTTTGAGAATAAGTCCCACTAACAGATCCTTGATCCCAATACTCTGGAGAAGAACTATTTGTTGAATAAATCAGAACTCCATCCTCACGAACCTCTACTGGATAGTCATTGTCATTCAAAACAAGACCTGGGTTTGCAATCTCATTGGATCTCTTCTTTAAAACAGGAGTCTTGTGTTGAAATGAACCCCAAGTAAATGGGATCCTTTGAGGAAACCCACATCTGTGGCTATTCCCATCTGAAGCATAAATCAGTTCATCATAAGGGGATGTTGGATTTGGGGCATCTGATGGTAGTTTTGTTACTGGAATCAATCTCCGATTTTGTATAGTAAATGCTGGAGTAGAGACTCCTCCAATACTTACTGCTTCTACCGAGTCTACAATGTAATAATTATCGGAATCTAAATTCTGAGATTCTGTAGAAGTATTGAAAGATGGGCCTGTGTACTCCAAATCGGTTCCAATCGAAGTCATCCTTTCAAAAGTTATCACTTGGCCTGTCTGAAATTGATGATTTGGCGCAATGAATAAAATAGGACGATTTTCTGAAGTTGGATAAACCCTGATTCTCTCTATGAAGATAAAACTTTCTGTCAAAGAAAAAGGCCTTGCTCCCAATTCATAGGATTTGTCTGTCAATGCAAAGGTAATCTCTGATTCTGTAATGGTCTGAAGAAAAATCTGTCCATCAAACAAAACACGACCCGCTTCTCCCCACTTCAATTGACAAGGAAACAATTGCTGAATGGTAAATAGTGAGTTGTATCGGACTAGTCCAAAAGGATGATCTGGATTGGTAGGTTCATTCGTCAATGAAATAAAACCAAACTTTACTCCAATCTTTCCACTGTCCTCAACCTGCCCCAATTCCAAAGTTGGCATTCTGACAACAAAAGGATGGTAGAAGTATTCTCCTGCTAACCCTTGTCTGGAAAGTCGATAGGTTGTCCCTCTGACGGTGATCTCTGCTAAAAGATCGCTCATACATACCTTACGTTGACATACTTCTCACCCTGTCTGCGGGATCGCTCTCTCAGTTCTGTTCTGAACTCATTGATGGCAGCTTTCGTTTCTCCCTTTGTGTCTGTGTAGACATTGACTTCTGTATCTGAAGTCTGAACTGCAACAATCAATTCTCTCAAGAGTCTTCGTACTTCTGGGTCTCCTGTTTGTCGGAGTGCAGACAAGTCTCCTGCATTCAAGGAGTTCAGTGTACCAATTCCAAGAGACTCTACGGCCCCTCGACTCATGATGTATTCGCCTGGAGAGAGCATTGCTGGGATTGTGTCCATTGGGCCTGGTACTAAACCACCTTGTTGGAAGCCGTATTTTTTAAAATTATTTATTTTTCCTGCCCAACTAGAAGTATATTTAGAATTATACCCAGCAGCAAAATCATACGCATATTGAGCATCAGCTTCATCTTCATAAAACCTTAAAATATAAACAGTTTCTGCACCAAATGCGTGTTCATAATAAACTCCATATTTATAATCAGAATCTGGCGCTTTTTCTACCTTTAATGTAGATGCTAAATCTTGAACTGATGGTTGGTAGTAATTTTCATCGTAAACAAAATCACGGTAACTTGCCCCCACCGCGCCAGGATCTGATATTGTATTTATTTCTGAAGAATATGTTCCTCCAGTAGAAAGAATGTCAATAATAGAAACTTTTAAAGAAGACAATGCTGAAGAAATGGAATTTAGATTTAATGAAAAATCATCTATACTTGCTTGAATTGAATTTTGTGCTCCGCTTAAAGCTTCAGTAAAAGGAGAGGCGTCAAAAGTTGCGTATCCTTTGTATTCTTTTGGTGAGTTCTCATTAGTCGAAAACCCTTGAGTATCAATACTCCATCCATTGTTAAATAAAAACTTAGTCCAACCATATCTGGTATACCAACTTGGTAAAGTTGATGTTGTTGTATTAAACCCAATTGACGATGAACTATACCCACTATTTAATACAAAATAAGTCCAGCCATATAGTGTGTGCCAACTCGCAGCGCTTGTAGATGTTAGTTTAAATCCTTGTGAAGTCTGACTAATGCCATTGTTGAATAAAAACCTAGACCATCCGTATATAGTATGTGGATTTGCAGAAGAACTACTCCATCCTGAATACGCTGTACTATACCCACTATTCATAACAAAGAGAGCATATCCATACTTAACAGTAGGGCTTAATGAGTTTTGACTTATTCCGCTCAATGAAAGTGATACATATCCATTTATCAGTCCTTCTGAATCTGAAAGCGTTTTTCCAATATCGTTAAATTTCATATTTAGTGATGCATATCCATTTATCAACCCTTTTGAATCACTTAAAGATAAGCCAATGCTTGTTGTTATAAGGTCTAGTTTTGCATATCCATTATGAAATCCTTCAGAATCAGTTAATGTTTCTCCAAATCCATCAAATACTGGTTTTAATGAAGCGTAAAGATTTATAGCAACAGCATCCCCCACATTTGTAGAAAAGGTAGCATTTGCAGAATATTCTTTAAATCCAGCATTAATCCTTTCCTGCTCTGTATCTACATTTGTGTCTAAACTTGCAGTAGCATCATACTCCTTAAAATTTAAAAGAATTGCTGAAAAGCTAGCTGTTCTAGTATATCCCTGCCATCCTGTTGTTTCTGTTATTTCTCCAAAATCTCCAGTAAATGTAGCAGTCGCACTATATCTTGCTACTCCAGTAAAATAGTCCCACCCAGTTATTGTTGCGGAAAATGTTGCTGTCTTTTCGTATTGTTGCCATCCAGAATTATCTGTAATTTGACCAAAATCAGGATCAAAAGTAATTTCCCCAAAGGCTTCTGCAAAATTCAATTTGGTTGTACTTAAGCTGAAATTATCATTATTTAATTCAAGTGGAAGACTTACTGAAGACAAATCTACTGTAATAATATCATTGGTAATTTTCAGTGGAATTCCAAGTTCGTCTTGAATGATATCCAGTTTTTGATTTGCAAACGCTAGCCCTAGTCCATTCAGTTCAAAGATCAGGTCATTCAATGTTCCTGAAAGTTCCTCTGTAAGATCCTCTGTTGCATCAATAAAATCTTGTATCTCTGAAGTTGCTCCAGACACTGCTGTCTGAGGCATATTGAATCCTGCCTGTACTCCAAGCAAAGAAAGGTCACTCAGGACATTGCTAAAGATTTGCTGAAAGGTTGAACTGGACTTGTACAAGTCTCTTGCTGTTCCAAGGTAGGTGTTTACAAATTGCTGAAGTTTTTCTATGTCTTCTTCAGTAGCATCAGGATCAAACGCAGAAGCCAACAAAGCTCCATAGGTATCTGAGGCCAACTCAAACTTCTGCAGGTATGGGTCAAGATTAAACTCTCCAAACAGTAAGTCCTGAACCTGGTCATACAAAGAGGTTATTAAATCGTTGATGCCTTCAACTGTTTTCTCAAAGGTACTAAGAATTTCAGCCAATGTGTTTTGAGCACCTTGAAGATTCAATAACTCTTGTTCTCGCTCCATTGCTTCTACTTCACGCTCTCTTGCATCAATCAGCTTATTGATGATCCTTAACTTGTCCTGTACCGTTAAGTCTTCTCTGGCCCGAACATCCATGATCTCTTTTTCATACTTTATTGTAAGTTCTTGCTCCTTGGTAAGGTCATATCCACGGATATCTATATCTTGAGCCATCTGAGCGGTAGTTGCTGCACTGACTGCTTCAAAAGCTGCTTTAAATGCTGTTAGGTTTGACTGAAGTGCCGTCTTCTTTGCTGGATCAGATACTGCATCAATTGCATTTTGAAACTCTGTAACTTGATTGGTAAATGAGTCCAACCCTTTAGTAACCTGATCCATTGGAGCAGTTGCCATTCTTTGAAAAGAAAGGATGGACTCTTCTAAATCTTCTGTTGCACTTCTAATTTCACTACCAACCAATGCTTCAAAATATTCTTCTTGTGCCTTGGAAAATGCTTCCATTTGCTTTCTCGCTTCTTCAGCCTTTTCTGAAGAAAGGAAAGTCAATCCATACTCCAATTCCTGCATTACTGCACGAACACCTTTAATTGTCTCAAGACCTGCTGCCAATGGAGATTGACTCTCTTGATTCAACTTTTCAGTTTCTGAAATAATACTCTTTGTTTCCTCATCAATTCCTTCAAGAATCTTCTCAAAAGTCTTTCGTACTGCTTCCTCTGCTTTTGCTTTAATCTCTGCTGAAGTTAAAGGAACTGTTCTTTCAACAGTTTTCCAGGTCAATGCAACTTGCTTGGTAACCCACTTGAATCCTTGAACAATATTCCCAGTTAAGTACTGATAATTGATATAAGTATCTGGAACTTCTTCTGTGTAGGTTTTAGTTGCCCCTTCAAACGCCTCGGTTGTTTCATTGTAAATTGTTCTAAAATCCTTCTTCCCTGCCATTACTCCACTTGCAGCAAAATCCGTATAGAATTTGCCCATAATGTCTTCCAAAGCT